GTGGCTTCGGGATATACGATCGGAGTCACCGTCACGGGGGCATCAAACTTTCAGGGGCTATCCCTCCCATTACACCTACAAGCAGACTCGGCGAACAAGAAATTTCGATTCGAGATTATGAACAATACCGCGGGGAGAAATGTCACCGTGCGGAGCTCGGTGTATTTCATTTTCTATCTCCACGATTAGGGAGCGGCCATGATTGCTTTCGTCCGGTACACTTCGGGGCTTGGGGATGCGGCGCTCTACGCGAGGATCCGGAACGCCACGGGGCAGTTTTGGGATTTCGTGGCACTCTCCTGGGGTGTCATCGGGACCGATTGCAAGGCTTTTCTCACGGAGTACGCCGACTCGGATCCATCGACCTCCTATTACGCCGCGGAGATCATCGTCCCATTCAACGGCGTTTTTTGCATCGAGATCGTGGTCGATTCGACAAGCTTGGTTCTTGGGTACGAGTCCACAAGAGACGCGGGGGTTGATGTGCCGGAAACGGGGCTTGTCGCCACGGACGCCTCGAATTCGATCATATCCTTCAAGACCGATCTTCCCTCGACCACGGATGATTACTGCGTCCCGAATTTCGTGAAGTTTATCGACGGGGCTCTCATCAACCAGACTCGGAAGATCGCCGGCTACGGGGGAACGTCGAAACTGATGCTCGTAACGTCCGGGTTTACGGAGATCCCCACGGTTGGGGATCGGTTCGTCATCATCAATCAGTAGGGGGGGGCCATGGCGATCGTGAGCGGAGATTTGCGGTTTCACCTGACGGGAGGCGCGGCGAACGCGGATCCCGCGCTCTCTCTTGGCGGGGTAATCTCGAGCGTCCAGCTCGTCGACGCCACCCTCGAGAACTTGTTCGACAACGTATCCCCCGCGCAAGCTCTGGCCGGCTGCACCCACTACCGCGCCCTATCGTTCAAGAACGCCTCCGCGGAGACGGCCTGGGGCGCCGTGGTGTTCATCTCCCAGGAAACGACCTCGGCCGACACGACCATTGAAATCGCCTACGATGCGACCGGTACGCAGAGCATCGTCAACGAAACGACGGCGCCGACCGGCCTTTCCTTCTCGACGCCCCTCTCCTTGGGCGCAGGGCTGGCCCTGGGAGACGTAGCGGCGGGAGGGGTACGTCGGGTCTGGTTCAAGCGGATAACAAACGCTGGTGCCGCACAAGCTTCTGATTCCGGTAAAATAACGATCACCGTGGGGTCAGCACCTTGATTTTACGTTGCTGTGTTTCGGTGTCGGACATTGGGCAGAAGCCATGAAACCCAAGGGCAGAGTTGCAGTTATGGCAAAGGACTCGGAAGCCCGGAGGGTATCCAAGGCTCCGAAGTTTTTGTATAAGTTTGTGCCCGTATTTCGCTTTTTTATCTTTCCCTTCACCGTTTATGTGGTCTATGGCAAGAAACTCGAAAGGATGTGGTCCGCACGGTTTTCCTCGATGATTGCAGGAACAGGTGAGGCCACCATAAGCCATCATCGCTTCAATTCGTGTTCTTTTGTGGGCCCTGTTTGTAAGTTTTCTACGATTCTCCATAAAATTCGGGTCGGAGAATTTTCGCTTCCAATACCTTTTACTGTTCGCAATTTTTTCTTCATCGGTAAGAGGTTCTTTGGTTTCGTTGCGCCAAATATTTGCGCAAGCCCTGGAACAGAATTTATACACCTTGCTTTTATTTTTTCCACGATAAAAGGAATTCTTACATCGAGGGCAGATGTATTCTGTTTTTGGCATGGGTGCAATAATAGCGCGGTCCGGAGCCATTGTCAATGAGCTACTTCTTTCTAAAAGATGAATACCAAATTTCGACCGAACGGACCGTCCTTTGGTACGACCTCGGGGGGGTTTCCAAGGAGATCCAATACAAGTGGTCGATCTTCCTTGGCGTCTCTCGGGAGTGGACGGCGCAATGGTACGTCCTCGCGTACGTCTCCCGGCAATTTACGTTCATGTGGGAGATTGCTCATTACATTTCCAGGGAATTCAATTACTTGTGGAGGGTGAGTCTCGATTTCGGGTCTAAAATGAAGTACGAATTCACTATGGAAAAGATCACCACGCGCTTCTTCCGGAGATCCCGTAATGGCTGAATTCGGGATTACTTTATCTGCCGAATTATCCGGAAGAAAAGCCGTTCGGCTTTCCTGGACAACGGGAGGGCAGAACGCGAATTTTGAGGTTTTCTGGAAATCGAACCTTCCGGCAGGGCAAGCGTTTGTGTTACTTGCCTCCACGAACGCATTTGAGTATACAACTGCGGATCTTGAATCCAGCAAAATATATTCTTTTTATATTCGAGCCTTTCTTGGAGCGGAGTTTTTCTATAGCAATACTGTAGAATTATTTGTTTCTTGCGGGAAAGGGGTTGTTTTGTCGGTGGATCCTCCCGAATCTCCCCCACCTATACAGCGTGAAAGCGCCATAGATGTTACTCTGCAAGAACTATGGTCTTATCGTTCTGATAATTTTCCTTATGGTATATTTGTATCAGTTGCTGATAGTCAAGGAAGGATCTATCATTCCTATCGGTCACATTTTAATGGATCTTATATGGTTTATGATCATTTTCACGATTCATTATATTACTTCTTCAACGTAAATATACCTCAAGGGGCCGAAGTTTATACCGCTAATCTTCGGCTATATCAACACGCAAGTCCTGGCAGTTCTGCCAGGACCGCCGAATGGAGAGTAAAAGGGAGGGATGTCGATGATTGCCCGTATCCTACGCAAAATACCTATCCGACTCCAAATGACGGCACGGCTTGGCTCGAAGCCGCGGTTGCAAAGACTTCGGCTTATGGTTCTTTTGTTTTGGCGGCAGGAACGTACAATGTCCCAGGTCAACTAATAGCAGACATTGATATAAAAAGCATATTACAAGAAATAGTAAACCGCCCCGGATGGGTTTCTGGAAATAAAGTTGGGTTGTATTTTTACTACGCTGGTGATGAAACTATAAACCTTCCTGACTCCGGATTGGTTATGGTAACAAAAGCAAATGAATCGCCTCCACCTGAATTGCTTTATTCTTGGGTGCTGTAAATATGTCACGGAGAGAAAAATGGACAGCATAATCAAATCTCCGATCGAGAAATATCCGATCGAGTTCAATTTCTCGCCGGATCTCATCACGGGAGAAACGATCACCACAAAGACCGTCACCTGTGTCTCCGCGGCCACGGGGGTTTCGAGTGCGGCCACGATCATCGACAGCGAGGCGATCGTCGATTCGGATGTGGTCGTGGTCTTGAAAGCCGGCACGGAGGGCGACGAGCACAACATTCAATGCGTAGTGTTCACCAGCAAGGGAAATCGGTATCAGCGGGACCTGCTTCTGATGATCCAAACCGTCGTGACGGATTCCTTCAACAAGCAGCCAGACGATACCTTTTCGTTTTCCCATAGTTTCTCTCGACGGCTCGAGTCTGGCGACACGCTGGCGTCCGTGGTCGGAGTGGCGACGAAGGAATCCGACGGGAGCGATGTTTCGGGCACCATGATCCCCTTCACGGAAATCATATCCCCGAAGGTGGGTGTCCGGGTGGCGGTCGGGATCGACGGGGAAACGTACCTCCTGGCGATCCGCGGAACTTCGACGGCGGGGTACGTCTACGAAAAAATCTTTCGGATGAACGTCCAGGAGCGCCCCTGATGGGACAGGTCAAGGATCAGACGATCAACGATCTCGACGGGGGGCTGACGCCTCAACTACCGTCCTCGAAGGTCGTATGGAACACCGGCCGGAATGTTCGCTTCACGCCGGGGTATGCCAGCAAGACCCTCGGAAAGACGTACCTGGCCACGACGGACGGGGCCCTCGCCGTGCGAGATGCCTTCACGTTCATCGGCACGGACGGCGTGGTGAGGACGATCGTTTGTTGTGACGCCCAGGTATTCGCCTTCAACGCGGATTTCAGTTCCTCCGCGGATATCACGCCAGCGATCACACCCACGGGCGGCGCCTCGGACCTGTGGCAATTCGCCCTTGTCTCGGGCCTTCCGATCCTGACGAACGGGAAGAACGCCATCTGGAAGTGGGCCAGCTACGCGGGGATCCTCGAGCCCCTGTCCAGCGCGCCGACGTTCGCAAAGCGGATCTCGAGCGTCCTGCATCGGCTGGTGGTGTCGAACATCAGCGAGGGGGGGTTCGTCTATCCCGGGCGTACGCGCTGGTGTGAGCCAGGGAACCCGGAGAATTGGACGATCGGCACCGACGGAAAATCCGGGTATCACGACATCATAAACTACAACACGATCGCCTCCGCGCTGGCGAACATCATCGCGCAAGTCACCCATGGCCAACGGATCTTCTACTTCACGGAGCGGGGCCTGTGGAGCTCGGACTTCTCCCAGGCGACGAAGCAGTTTCTCCTGATCGACCAGGAAGCGGAGATCATGGGGCCCCGGGCGGCTTGCCGGCTGAAAGGCCATGTCTATTTTATCGGCAAGAAGGATATCCACCGAACTTCCGGGCAACTCACGGAAGATATCGGCCTCCCGATCCGGGACCAGCTTTTTGATAACGTCAACCCGGACGCCCTCGCTGCGGCCTTCGCCTTTCCGATGCTGTCCACGGGGGAGGTTTGGTTCTGCGTCCCGACCGGATCGAACACGGTCCCGGATACCGCTTTCGTCTACAACGAGGAATTGAAGAATTGGACGATCCTCGATGTGAATTTCACCTGTCACG